CTCGATCGGGGTCACGATGATGACGCTGTTGGCGGGGTCGTTGGCGTTGACGCGCTCGGCGAGCTCGACGAAGCGGCCCTTCCCCCGGTTGAGGACGAGATCGGCCACGGGTCAGCCCTCCAGAGCGAGCGCGTAGAAGTGACGGACCTCGGCGGTCGGGTCGCCCACCGCGTCGGTTCCGGCCGGGCCGTCGTGGTACTTGTCGGGCTGCCCGGTCACCCGGTAGCGCACGTCGCCGTCCACCGTCTTGATGACGATCGCGTCGGCGTGCACGAAGGTGTGCGTGGTGCCCCAGGGCTTGTCGGGGCGCCCGCCCGGGCGGTGCACGACGCGCTCGTTCTCACGCTCGAGCCAGCCCTCGGCGGCGGCGGCGTCCACCCATCCGGTTGAGGCGTTCGTGACCGCGGGCGGCTCGCCCTCGATCGCGATGCCGGCCGACGGCCAGGGCGTGTGCAGCGCCGCGACGCGCGCCGAGAAGTCCTCGAGCGACGCGGCGTCGGCGAAAAGCTCGTCGAGCGCCTCGGGACGCACCAGGTGCTTCGCGCCGGTGAGGGGGTCGTGCACGGCGACGCGCTCGCCCTCGCTTCGGTCCGCGAGCTTGCGGATGGTCAGGATCTCGGCCATGGACTACTTGCCTCCTCGGGAACGCGTCGAGCGCCGCGCCGGCGCCTTGATCTGCGGTGCGGGGCCCTCGGCCAGGTTGGCCGGTGCGGGGCCCTCGGCCTTCTGCTCGACAGCCTGGCCGCGCTCGAGGTATCGGGCCGCGAGCTCGGCCGGAAGGTCGTACGCCTCGCCGGCGATGAGGCTGACGACGTTCACGCCGTCAAGCGCCGCCCGGCGGGTCTCGGTCATCGTCACTCTCATCGTCGGGTGCTCCTTTCGCGCGGAGGCACGGGCCGCTCGATCGCCGCCCGGCGGGTCTCGGTCATCGTCACTCTCATCGTCGGGTGCTCCTTTCGCGCGGAGGCACGGGCCGCTCGATCGCCGATCAGAGCGATGCGATCGAGCGGCGCCATGCGTCCTCAGGTGGTGGGAGCGGCCTAGACCGCGGTCCCGATGTGGCGTCGGCGGTGAAGCACCGCGACGGCCGAGATCGGGATCCCGTTGGTGTGGGTGCCGGTGAAGTCCACGAAGGCGCGGATGTACCGCTTGTTGCCCGTGTACCCCACGGCCTGGACGGCCGGGTCCTCAGCCGGGTCGTCGATGACGGTGAGGCTGCCGAGCAGGTCGGCGGCCGCGACGTCTGTGTAGCCGGAGCCGAGGGTGTCGGACTCCTGGAGGACCGGGAGCACGGAGAGTGCGCCCGAGAGGGTGTCGCCGGAGATCCCGAACTCGAAGATCATCTCGGCGGCCTCGACGTCGGCGAGGTCCACCCCGACGCCCGTTCCCTCGGTGTCGTTGTTGCCGAGGATCGGGGCGATCGAGGTGGCGACGACGATGTTGTTGTGGAGGTCTCGCTTCATCAGGTCACCACCAGGATCCGGGCGGCCTCGGGCACCACGACCTGCCCGCCGATGCGCCGGCGGAAGCGGAAGCGGGTGATCCCGTTGTCGCCCTGGGTGTACGGGTCGCGCTGCATCTGCATCTGGAGCCGGTCGACCCCGATGTAGGCGCGCATCAGGTCGCCGAAGACGGCGATCTTGGCGGCGTCGGCGACCGCGGACGCGAGGTCCGGGGTCTCGACGTACGGCCGGCCGAGGATGGCCGGCGGCTCGCCGGCGGTGAGGCCGGGCTGCCAGAGGTAGTTGCCGTTGGCGATGTCCTTGAACTTGCGGACCTCGCGGATGATGAGCCGGTTCATCAGCCAGGTGCCCCGCCGGGCATAGCCGGTCTTCAGGGCGTAGAAGAGGTTGATGAGGTCGTCGGCGACGAAGACGTCGTTGGTGGCCGTCGAGGTCGTGGCGATCCCACCCTCGAGCAGGCCCTCGGGCTTGTTGACGCCGTTGCCCGTGACGAAGGCCGTGCCCTCGGCGACGCCGAACTGCTCCTCGACCTCCGTCTGGACGTAGCCCTCGAGGTCCACCATCGCGTCCTCGAGCAGCTGGTTCGAGACGTCCACCATGGCCGTCAGCTCGTGGGCGGAGATCTCCTCGAGGCCGACCTGCAGGTTGGTCTCGGTCATCGCCTGGACCTCGCCGCGCCAGGTCGCGGTCGGCACGCCGGTGCGCTTGGGCACCTGCAGCGATCCGCCGCCGATCTGGATCATCCGGATGTAGTCCCGGATGGGCGAGAACTCCGTGATCCCTCGCAGGATCTCGGCGAGGAAGGTGTCCGGCACGAGGTAGCCGGCCTGCGTGTCGTTGGCGATCGTGAGGTCCTTGACCTCCGGCGCCATGCCCTTGCGGGCGTAGGCGCCCCAGAAGGCGCTGCGGTACTCCTCGACCTGCTCGACCGAGGTGATGCCCTTGACACCGTGGGTCTCGTAGTACGCGCGCACGTCGAGATCGACCTCGGGACGGTCCTTACCGTCCAGACGGGCCTTCTCGATGCGCGCCTCGATCGCGTCGAGCGCGTCGTTCACGCGCTCGATCGCCTGCTTGGTCTCGGCGGTCTCGTCGCCCCGGGCCTTCTTCTCGGCCTCCAGCTGCTGGGCGAGCGGCTTGAAGTGGGACTCCCAGGTCCCCTTCAGCTCCTCGACCGCCTCCGTGAGAACATCGGTCATGCCGACCCTCCGAAGACGTGATGGATGATGGCGCCCGGAGTGGCGAAGGCCGGCTCCTGGAGCTGCTCGGCGGCTCCCTTCGCCGGAGTGCCGGCGGGCGGCTCCGACTCGAGGAGTGCCTGGGTGGCGGTGCGAAACCCGTCAGGGTCACGCTCGGACCACCGCACGAGCGCCTCGGTGAGGCGCTCGGACTTGACCCCGCTCACGAGCGCGAGCTCGTTGGCGGGAAAGGTGACGACCGAGAACTCCCAGAGCTTGATCTCGGTGAGGTGACGAACGCCCGACTCCACGCTCTGCTGCACGACCTGGAAGCCGATCGAGAGGCCGCGGATGGCCTTCCGACGCAGGAGGTCCATGGCGAGCGGGCCCTTCCCGCTCGGCTCCATGCTCACCTCGGCCTCGACGTAGAGGCCCTTCTCGTCCTCAGCCATCGTCGTCGAGACGCCCATCGGCTCCCACGGGTCGTGCTGCCAGAGCACCGGGAACACGCCGCCCTTGTCGGCGACGGTCTTGGCGAAGGCCCCGGGCTCGATGACGTCGCCGTAGGAGTCGCGGTTGCCGAAGACGGCGGCGTAGCCGGAGAAGGTCCCGGAGGCCTCGTCGATCGCCTTCACCTGGAGCGGGAAGGACTTGCGCTCGTGCTGCATCAGCTGGCCTCCTCGCCGGCGGCGGGATCGTTGGGCTCGGCGGGATCGCCGGTGTCGGTGTCCGGCGCCGGGGCGTCGGGGTTGCCCTCGCCCCCGACGGGCGTCACCTGGAGGACGTCGCCGTCGGGGTGGGGCGGCTGGTTCTCGCGCTGGCGGATCTCGTTGGCGGTGAACCATCCGCCCTGGCGCGCCTGGCGGTAGGCGTCGTATCGCGCCTTCAGGTTCGGACGCACGACCGCGTCGGTCAGCGCCTCGACGAAGAGCTCCTCGCCAGGCGGGAAGAGGTCGGGGTCTGCCGTGAGCGCCTGCTCGAGCGGGACCAGCATCGGCGAGAGGCCGAAGGTGGCGAACTGCAGCTGCGCGTCCTCACCCACGGGGCCGCCTTCGGAGGTGTCGCCACAGAGGCTCGGGGGGACGCCGTACAGGCCGGCGATCGTCTGGAGGTTGAGGCGCGCCGACTCGACGAACTGCGCGTCGACGAGGCTGATCGGGGGGATGGAGACGATGTCGCCGCCGCCGCCGATCGCCGCGGCGCGACCGGCGTTCTCGGGGCCGCGGTGGTGGAGGTTCCAGAACTCCAGCATCTCCTCGGCCTGCTCGCGGCTGAGATCGAGCGGGAACTTCAGCGCGACGCCGGGGCGAGCGTCGTTGGCGAAGTAGTTCTGCTCCCAGTTCTGGCGCCGCGCCCCGGTCATCACTGCAACCCGCAGGCTCCCGATCGGGCTGACGCCCTCGAGGTCGAGGTCCTGGCCGGAGTCGCCGAACTGCATGTCGCGCACGTGGATGATCTCCTCGGCGCTGCGGATGACGCGCGTTCCGCCGGTTGTGTCCTCGTACTCGAGGACGCCGCCGCGGCGGCGCGGTCTGACCCAGCGCGGGTCGAGGACCATCAGCTCGGCGACGCGCGGGCGCCGGCCGGCGCCCACCTTGATCTTGCGGAGGTAGGCGTTGCCGGTCGCGGCGAAGCAGGAGGCGTAGTCGGCGGTGAGGTTGAAGGGCGTGCGGCCGGCACCCGGGCTCTTGTGGAGGAGGTCCCACTGCCACGCCTTCGGGTCACGCTCGCGGTCCTCTCGGGGCCCGCGGTAGACGATGAGCGGGGTGATCCCGGCCCCGTGGGCGAGTCGGCGGATCACCGAGAGCCAGGCCGGCAGGCCCACCGCCTGCTCGATCGTCCCGCCGGCACCGCCGAGCAGGAAGGACTCGGGCGGGGTGAGGCTCCAGGGCCAGTCGGAGAGGTTCGGGCCCGCGCCGACGCCTTTGGCCCCTGCGGGTGCGCCGACGGCTCGCGCCAGAGCGCGCCCGAGGCTCACCGCTCACCGCCATTCGCATCGAGCCCGTAGATGCCGGCGACCCCGGCGGCCGCGGTCAGGGCACCGGCCACGACAAGGGCGGCGGGGATGCTCCACAGCCCGACCCCGATCGAGAGCACGACGAGGCCCCCGGCGAACGCCAGGCGGTAGACGGCGATGCGCACCGCTGCTACCCGATCACGTACGCGGATGGGGGCGCCGGACGGGTGACGTGCCAGGCCGCGACCGTCACCCCGACGAGGGGCGTGACGTCCACCTTCGAGCGGGTGCGCGACCAGGCCCACGCATCGACGAGGGGTCGCGTGACGGCGCCGCGGAGGGCGGTCGTCAGCTCAGCGGTGCCGAGGTGTCGCAGGCGCGCGTTGATGACCATGTCACTGAAGAGGCCACAGGCCGTGACGAACTCCTCCGATGCGACCTCGGTCGTCGCGACCCCGCGGCCGGCCACGTCCCCGGCCACCGCGGCCGCGGGCGACTTGGCGACGTAGAGCACCGCCGAGGGCTTGTGCCTGTCGGCCAGCTCGTCCAGGCGAACCGCCACCCACCCGGTTCCGGCGCGGCGCTCGATCACCTCGACGTGCAGGAGACCGTCCGGCCGGCGGCCGGCGGCGCAGATCGACGACACCGAGCGGTCGGGGGAGACGTCGAAGGCGAGGACGACCGGGTCCACCATCGACGAGCGGCCTCTGGGTCGGTCTCCGGCCAGTCGCCGATGCCGAGACGCTCCACGGCGAAGGTGCGCGGGTCCATCGAGCGGCGCTCGCGGGCGGTGTGCTCGATCGTGATCCGCCGGCCGAGGCCCGGGTTCGCCTGCGCCCAGGCCTCCTCGCTGCCGGCGATCTCCTCCGGGACGTGCGACGGGTTGAGCGGGACGCCTGCCTCATCCTCGCCGGGGTCGGCCGACCACTCGAAGTAGGCGAGCGCCGGGTCGGTTCCGCGCAGCCCGCGCTCGCGGACGCGGGCCCACACGACGCCGTGCTCGTGGACGGTCTGGTCGACCGCGGAGCCGGCGTAGATAACCTGGACGTTCGGGCGGGCGGAGAGCGTCGGCAGGAGCGCGCCGATCGCGGCCTCGCGGAGGATCATCGCCTCGTCGAGGATGAGCGTGTCGCCCGAGAAGCCGCGGCCGCCGCCGGCGGTGCGGGTGCGGAAGTTGATCCGCTGACGGCCGCGCAGCTCGATGCCCTCCTCGCCGTGGGCGCGCGAGATCCGCATCACCCGCTGGTCGAGCTCGGGGGTGTCCTCGATCAGCATCAGCAGGCGGCGGAAGGCCTCGAGCGAGGTCGCGAACTCGTGGGCGGTGTGGACGATCAGCCGCTCGCCGATGAGGAAGAGCCCCGCGAGCTCGCGCGCCTCGAGGATGCCGCCCTTGCCGTTCTGGCGGGGGACGTTGAAGCCGACCTCGAAGGCGGCCCACTTGCCGTCCGGCCGCTCGCCGAGCGAGTGCTCGAGGGCGAGCGCCTGCCACGGATCGAGATCGAGGCCGGCCATCTTCGCCAGGTCGACCGCCTCCGCGCCTGCGGAGGAGACGTAGGCCGGGACGTGCATCACCCGCGGCGCCTGCGCGCCCATCACCGCGGTGCTCATGCGGCCGCGATCCGCCGGCGTCGGCGCCTGCTCAGAGCGTCGAGCGCGCCCGTCGAGACGCCGAGGCGGGCGAGCGTGTCGGTGAGCAGCTTGCCCGCGGCGACCTTCGCGCTGAGCGACGAGGCGCCGGCGACGTCGGCGGCGAGCGACCGCGCGAGCTCGGCCTCCCACGACTGGCCGGCGCCCGGGCTCGCCGTGTCGGCCTGGGCGATCGCGCGCTCGACGGCGGCGGCGAGCGCGGTGCTCACCAGGTCCTCGACGATCGCGGGGTGTAGGACTCGCGGCTCTTCTCGCGATCGCACGCCCCCGGGAGCCCTGGTTCTGCTTGCTTTTCTAGCGCGGAGGGAGAAGCGGGGACAGAGGCGTGTCCGGCACGTACCGCGCTCAAAAGACCGACCCCCCCCACGATCGACGCGCCCTTATCCCGGTTGCACGGCCAGCACGCGGCGACGAGGTTGCTCGGCTGATCCGTCCCGCCACGGGCCCGCGGCACCACGTGATCGACCGTGTTCGCCCACTTGCCGCAGTACCGACAGCGCCGGCCATCGCGAGCGAGGACCGCTGCTCTGGTCCGTCGCCAGGCGCGCGTGCTGCCTCTCGACGTCAAGCTCGATCGACGTGTGAGAGTGGCCATGAAATGACGAAGGCCCACCGATTGGCGGGCCTGAAGTGGTACGTGTGGAAGGGGGTGCGTGCGTGCGGATTATGGGGCCGTGACCTACATTGGCCGATCCGCCGGGCTGAGCCTTCGCACCGGGGAAGTTAGGGCACGACGCTCAGCTCGGCAACTCCCTCTCGTCGGTGGTCGGCGGGGCTGTGCCTACGACGATCTCTCGCCAGAGGTGGGCCTCGTACTCCCTCAGCCCAGGCCACCACGGAACCGACGCAGCCTCGATGTCTGCCCCGGTCAGGGGATCGAGCGGCCTGATGTGGCGGACCTCATCGATCGCGACGAGCCTGCCCTCAGGACCGCGCGTCTGCCCGCTCACCCCGACCTCCCCACTCATCCAGCTTCCTCGACCTGCCCGGGATCGTACCCCGCACCGCACCCGTCGTCCCACCGATCACGGGGATCCCTCGCAGTCGCTCCTCGTCACCGCCGTTGGTCGGCGGCTCGGTCACGTTGCGGTCGTCGCCCACCGACTCACGCAGGGCGAAGGCCACCCTCTCCTCGTGCTCACGCTGCAGCTGGGCACGACGCAGACGCGACGACAGCACGCTGGTCAGCTCGCGCCCATCTCGCGGCGGATGCGGTCCTCGG